CCACCCCTATCCAATCAACCTGTCTTCTCTTCAACCTCCCAGGCCGCCGATTGTCTAAAGTCGAGTTCATCAACTACACCCGATCGTTCTACTTCAAGACGTGTTCTTTCAACATTACCGAACAACACTGCGCCTTACTCTACGGCACGTACATCATACTCCCGCGCACCCGTCTTTTCCATTACCTCATGAAGTATTACACTCAGATCCTCACCTATCTCGTTCGATTCACCTACGACTCGCCCCGGCTTGTGGCTGATGCTTTCGTGGCCCTCCTATCCGATCCGACAACTCTCTACGCCACTGCTGTCAACCACTCCTTCGCACCCGTCTGGCAGAAGGCAAAGCCCCTCCGACCCCGTAAGGCAGACCCCGTCCCCGAAGTACCTGTGCTCAGCGAAGGACTCCCCCCTGATCTCAGGACCACAGCTTCTGGCAAGTACCCCCGCTCTACCTACCACTCCGACAACGTCGCGTACGACTCTGATGGCGACCCTTACTTCGATCCGTCCTTTTCCGATTCTCCGATCATCGAACGACCCCCGATTCCCTCCGTGGTCCCTCCTCCATCGACCTCTCACCTTACCGTCCCCACGGCCTTGTTACCCAGCCCCAGCACCCCTCTCTCTCCAGGAACCGAGAACCCTGTAGAGGCGTTACAACACTACCTATCGTGTATTGCTGCTCTGCGACAAGCCTACCCGGACGTCCGTGAGGTCATGGACGTACTGCAAGACATCAAGTGTGAACCATCAGATTTCGTATTCACCCTCCCCGAGACCCAATCCCCGAATACCTCCTTCGGCTCTATTTTCGACGCTATCAACGGTGATTCACTCTACCTCGGTGCATTTGCGCTTTCCTTTACTTCTGCGTTGTTCCTCCCCTCTCCCTGGTCGAAGGCTGCAGCCGCTATCGCGATCGCATGTGCTGTGAAACTTGCCTTGCCCCGTTTAGATTCCCTCAAGAAGGTCTTGATCGATAGAGTGCTCAAACCCACTTCCGACGTCTCGCCCTCCATCATCGCCTACTGGAAATCTATGTTCAAGACGTGTTATTCACGACTCACTTCGCTTCTCTCCCTCTCCGCTCAGGTCAGCGATAACGATGACACCCCCTCCTACGAGGGCCTTGCTTCGATACCCCTCACCACCCACCTCCCGACTTATGTTGTTCATGTACTCTCCCACAAGGCCCCCTACCCCCTAGAGGTTAGAGACCAGGTTTCTGCAGAGGTGGTCGACCCGGTCATCCGCAAGCTCTCGAAAGCCGACGATGACACTCTCCAGAGTGCGCTCATCTTTGCGTGGAACAACTTTGTCAAGAAGAGGCCCTCCGACATCACCCAGTATAGACTTGCTTTCGCCGAACTCGTTGAGTTTGAGCTGATGAAGAGAAGAGCCCGAAAGCGCGATTCTTCCGATATGAGGAAACGAGTTCCCATCGACGAGCGTACAGAGCCCGACGACCCCTACCCCGATGGAAGTTCTATCCCTGACGACTCCTCTGACGATTCCTCGCTGGATCCCTTCCTCTCCGACGACTTTTACGAGAAGCCTCCCCGCTACAGACGTTCCTCCGTTTCCCCTGGCTCTTCTGCTTCTACCTCTTCATCCCCGCAGGCCCTCTCCGAGCCCTCTGACGACAGCCCAGACCCCCCGAGCTCGCATCAATCCAAGCCCTCCGACACCGAAGACGATCCGGACCTCGATACTTTCCTGAGCCTCCCTTCTCTTACCGAGTCTGAGCCCACCGACATCTTTGTCCGCTCGCTCGCCACGGCCAGGACTATCCTGTTCCCGAACGTCTCATCCGTCCAAGCTTTGTCCTATGCTCGTAGTTTTAGCTCAATGTGGCGCTGTTTCTTGGACGTCTCATCCGCAATGTCCTGGGTTCTGCCTTTCGCCTATACTCTTGTGAATGATGTTGCTATGTTCCTCACCGGATTACCCCTCTTCCAGTCTGGTAAGTATGAAGCTGTTACTCTCCTCCCCAAGCTCATGGCCCGCCTCGCCGCTCTCAAGCTATCCCTCTCCACCACTGAGGATATCCAGAACAGGCTCGCCGAGCACGCATCCCTTACCTCACAAGGTAGGACGATAGTGGACGCTCTACACCTTTTCCCTCCGAACCATCCCCATGCTGTTCAGTCGCGAGCGTTCCTCAAAGAGCTCGCTGATATTGGTTTCGTTCTCATGGGCATGCACTGTTCTGTTACCCCGAGGTGTGAACCCGTTAGTGTTCTCTTGCACGGTCCCGCAGGGCAAGGCAAAACCCAGTTCGCCTATTTCCTCTCTAGAACTCTCAAGGAGGGAAATTTCCTGGCTAACAAAGAAGTAGCAGTCATCGATCTCAAGAAGAACTTTCAGGATGAATGGCGCACCCAATCCACGGTCCTATACGATGAATTTGGAACTTTTAGTGACTCTGAGCTCGCGAAAGAAGAAGTTGGATTCTTACACAGGATGGTCAACACTCAGAACTTCCTTATCGAGAAAGCCTCCGTCGAAGAGAAGTCCAAATACTGGGCGTCCAACCAGCTCTACATTTCAACCACGAACAGCAATCTCGGCTCCTTCCACAACCTTGTATCCGACCCCTCCTCTTTCACGCGCAGGTTCCCTTTCGTATATTCCGTGCGAGCCCCCGCAGGTCACGCCGTTGGACAACCCTTCCCCGTCATCCCAGGCACTACGGACATCGATTGGACCCAATTCGGCTTCATCCGACGCGCATTCGTCGACGGCCGTACAGAACTGTCCATCGCCGACGTCCCTGAAAACGTTGTCCTTACTTTCGCTGAAGTTGTGCGCGAAATCGCCCAGGCCCTCGCTATCAAAGCCCAGCGCTTCAATGATGGATCCCGAGCGGGTGCTATACCTCCCGCTCTGGCCGTGGATTTCGCCAATGTGGCCCCCCCGCTATCCCTCGTAGTTTTACCCCCCTTGACGAGATCCCGCCTCGCGAACACAAGGTCAAAGTTTCGAATGCTCAAGCCGGTCCAAAGTCTCCCTTCCAGGTCGCCCGTGCGTGCCTCTACATCCACGCGGCTATCCCCAAAAACCCGAAGAGTCCTCTGGTCCGAATACGTGGAAATGGCCATACGCGACGATCCTCGCGTTCCGACTACAGGAGTAAGCTATGTGGACCTCCCATTCCCTGACAACTTCAGTCTTGTCACGTTGAACAGGCGACACGACCTTCTCATCCTGGACCCCACACCCATTGGTTCCTTCACGGCTACTGCTTACCACTACTTTGACCTCATTACCAAGGAACTTTCCGACCGCGCTAAGATCATCTCAGACTACGTTTCGCCTCGCGCATCGCACTGTTTTTCCTCAGTCCGTTCGGTTTTCTCCAGTGCTGCGACGTACGCGTACGACAGACTTATTGGCTCATGGTTCAAACCGTTCTCCACGCTGCTTCGAAAGATTCTTTATGGTTTGGTCGCCCTTGCGGTCGCCCTCATAGTTGCCAAACTAGCCTCTCTCTTCGTTGGTTCCAAATCCTCTTCGCATGTTGTCATCACCCAAACCATTGAGCTTCCCGGCACTTTCCCTTCTCGTGCGCTTTACGCCGAATCACAGAAAGGATTTTCCTACAAGGACAAGGAGAAAGTCCAAGTCATGCAAGATGATAACTTTACGACCAGGATAGGAAGAAGAAGCAAGCACAGGACTAGGCATGGTCAACATCACAAGCATGCTATCCCCTACACCGAGGCCCCCCCTAGTCTTTCCCGAAAGATCCTGCGGAACACCGTGTTCTTACGCACGTCGTTGGGAAAACAATATAGAGGCCTGTGTGTTGGCGACAGATACGTGATCATTCCCCACCACTACCTCTTGGACTGGAACCCAGACACGCGCTTCACTATAACCTGTTCAGGAACGGAAGCCACATGCTCCTTCGCTCAGCTCGAATTCGTTAGCTTCCCCCAGGTAGATACTGCCATCCTGCCATCTTCACCTTGCCCAAGTCTTTCCCGCCTTGTCCCCGACATCCGTTCTATTTTCATTAGAGAGATCAACGTGTGCACTGTCAACCAACCTATCACCATGTGGCTCTCCTCGCCAGATGGAACGATGCGTGAGCTCGTCTCCAGTTCCCCCACTGTGGTCGCTAATCATACATGGCGAGACATTTCCAACAAAGGTGTTACGTTCTATGAAGATATGTGCTTCTCTACTGAAATCTCGACGAATCCTGGTGATTGTGGATCCCTGTATACCCTCCAAACTGCGCTACACGATGGTACGTACGCCCTTGGTATCCACGTTGCGGGCGCCAATGGCATCGCTTATGGCCACTCTCTCTCCCAAGAAACCATCGACGATCTAATTCAGGCTTTCATCTACCACTGCGAAGACGCGTCAGGGATAAACATCCCCCTCGCTCAAGGCCCTATTCAGGCCCTCCCCCCGGCGCCTTCCGCCAATACGAATGATTTCCCTGTCTTCTATGAGAAAGACGGCTACAAGGTCGCTAATGTCTACTCCCGCTTCTCCTCAGGCTCCAAACTCACAGACCCCGACCGTGACGCGAACCTTGCTCACCGCGCAGAAGCGATCAAGACCCGAGTGATCAACAAAGTCCCCCACGATAGCACGCCCTTAGGAGTCGCCGAAAGCAGGATCCACATGAACAGGAGCACTTCGCTGCGTCCCACCGCTCTTCACGCTCCCCCGTTCATCGAACCTACCCACCACCCCGCGGTCCTTGCCCAAACTCACGGTAACCCTGACCCCCTTGTGGTAGCAATGGCTAAGTTTAAGAGACCAGACATCACTTTCGAGAACCTGCCGCTTCTGCGCAGTTGTGCATTTACTGCTATTGCTGGCGTGTTCCAACCCAAGAACCGTGGTCTTCTCTCCCCTCAGTCGGCCATTTCCGGGGATGGTGTTCTCCAACCTATGGACAGGAGCTCTTCCGCAGGATTCCCCTACAATACGTGGGCAGCTTCCCTACGACAGCCTGCTAGCAAAGGTACCTGGTTTGGAGATCCTCGTTACCCTGAGATTCACCCCGTTCTTGCCGCGCACATCGAGGTTGAGATGGACATGCTCAAGAAAGGTATAGCGCCCGACTGGCTTAATGCCGTCCAACTTAAGGATGAAACTGTCTCCCTCCAGGCTATCGCTGATTGCAAGACCAGGCTCTACTACTCTTCTCCTGTCTCTCAGTGCATCATCCTCCGTATGTTGTTTGGTGACTTTATCTCCGCTGTTTTGACCACCCGCGCCAAGGACCCGTTGAAGGTTTCCTGTTCCGTCGGCGTTGCGCCTACCGATCCCACTTTTACCTACATCTACAACAGGCTCAACCATGAAGATTTCGACGCATTTGCGCACGACCAGAAAGGATTCGATAGACACCAGTCGTGGATTATCGCTCAATACCTCGGCGAGGCTATTAACTCTTGGTACCCCGTCAAGGAGGATGCCTCGATCAAAACTGCCAGGATTACAGCGCTCCGGGCTTGTTACAATCCTCTCCTCGTCGTCGAACAAGAAATCGTCACTCTCGATTATCTTATGACCAGCGGTAACGTTCTCACCTCGTTCATCAATTCCTTCTACTTGGAGATCTGCTACCTCACCGCGATGTCTGAATACACGCGCTCCCCCCTCAAACCACCCGAACTCGACAGCATGACCCCCCGACAGGTGAAGAAAGAGACTATGGCTTTCTATTACGGAGACGATTCTATTGTTTTCGTTCCCAAAGAGTGGAAAATCACTTCTTCGTGGTTTTTCTCTTTCTTCGCCCGTCTCGGTCTTGACACTACCCATTGCGTCAAGGACCTCGATACCTCCCTCGAGCCAGACACAAGCGACATCACTTTCTTGAAGAGAACCACCTCCCTCAATGAGGATGGCGTGCTCACTGCCCGTCTCCCTCTCGAAACTCTACAGAATATGCTGTGTTACGTCAAGAAATCGAACTTGTCAAGTGTCCAAGTCTACAATGCCACCGCCGAAAGCCTTCTTTACGAAGCACGTCGTCACGGTATCCGCGTTTTCAAAGAGTACGCGCGCGCCATTGTCACTGCCTTCTCCGAGCAGCACATACCCATACACGTCGACCTTTCGCCCGACTCCTACGTCGGCATTATCAAGTAGTCTTCTTGCTCCCCCCCCTTGAGGCGAGGGTACGGTGAAACACCGTGAAATCGTCTTAAACTGAGGAAAAATCGCGCCTCAGTTTGCTCACAGCTTACGCGCTCTCCATTCTGCACTGCCAGCCATCCTCAACCTGGGNACGGTTGGTCAACACACAGGTTGCCACAAACTCACAAACCCTACTCAAAGAGGATTCGCCCATCGTCATGATCACCGACTCCGACCCCATCTCATCTAATGACGCTTTCGCGAACGTGGATGGAAACGTCCTGTCCCCACTAGTCGTTCCCAAGTCCTCACAACCAGTTGCCCATCAGGAAACCGATGGACCCAGCGAACTCATGTCCCGCACCCGCAGACTTAACCCATACCTCTGGTCTACCGCCACATCACCGTTTGCCACCACCGTAGTCCCCGTGGTTACCGAGCTTATGGATTCCCTTTCGTCGCTCTGCCTTTACAACAATTTCGCGTATCTCTCTTATGACTCTATCTCTTTACGAGTTACGCCAAATACGTCCCGGTTCTTCCGCGGCCTCCTCGGCTTCACTTTCGTTCCTGATGAGCGGCTCACGCGCCCTTACGCGTACACACCCAGCGCTCTGTCCTCTCTGCCCACCACGTACATAGATGCCTCTTCCTCCGAGACTGCGACCATTTCCCTTCCCTGGTCCTTCCCGCTAGGAAAAATGCGTCCTCAAGACCTACCGCTCATGGGCCATGTCGTTATCTGGGTAGCTGATCGTCTTGCAGGAGAACTCGTCCCCGGTACCACCCAAATACTTCCCGTGGCGTTAGAGGCGCAGTTCGTCGGCTTTAAGTTCTTCGATCCCTCCTCTCCCGTCTCACTCTGTCCTGTAGTTTCACGTACCAACGCTTCGGCCGCGCCTGGCGCTTTTGCCAACGCAGAGGGCGCTGGAGATGACGTCTCGCGCGAGGCTACTGCCAAGAGCAAGTCAGGTGTTCTTTCTACAACCCTCGACTCCCTTTCTGGTATCGCCTCCGCAGCGTCTTCCATCCCCGCTGCCGCCCCATTCACAGGCCCCGTAGCTATGCTTACCTCTGGTCTATCCACAGTGTTGAAGTCTTTTGGGTTTAGTAAANCCCCCTCCGAGATCGCCCCTGCACCCTACTATCCCGCTGGTGATATGTTCTTTAATTCACCTTCAGGGTTACTCCCGACGAACGCACTCTCTCCCGATCCTAACTTCCTTGTGTCCACCGAACCTAGGTTCCTTGCCGAGACCGATGATAAGACGTCTCTCGCTGCTCTCGCAGGGCGTAAGATCCTCATCCGCTCTCTCTCCACCGTTACCACTCCTATCTCGGGCCCGACTCTACTCGGTACAATCCCCGTCCGACCTGGATACTGTTGGAAGAACAACACGGCTCGGCAGTACTCTGGTGTCTCTCAAGTCTCGCGTACCTTCAGAAGTTGGTCGGGAGACCTCCAATTCGATTTTGTTGTCCCGGCGAGTTCAATGACGCGCATGCGGTTCATTATCACTTATTCCCCCACTAGACCTGTGTCCTATTCTGAGTCGAATCGGTTCGCTGTCCTGGAAGTCTCGGGCACGACGTCCCTCACAGGTGTCGTACCGTGGACTAGCAGATTCCCCTACCTCGACCTTCCTACCGCTTCCCACAACTACAACGACGACCAAGCGAACGGATTTATTTCCGTGTACCAAGCGACCGACATGATCTCCTCGGATCCGTCTGCTCCCCCTGCTCCGCTTTCTGTCCTTGTGTTCTGCAGAGGTACTGAAGATCTGACTTTCTGTCGCTTCCAAGATGCCGTCCGTTGGCCGGCGCTCCTTCAACGAACTCTGGCTCAGGGATTCGTTGGTCTCGCCGACACTGTCAAATACGACCGCCTTCTGGCCGAGTGTAACGTTAAGTCCATCCGCGAAATCGCCCACCTTAGGCACTACCTTGGAGACTTCACCGTCACTTCTACTGCAGGAGCCACGTTCGGTGGCGTCAACCCCCCAGATACGATCGCATACTGGCTTGAGTCCTTCTGCTACTTTAGAGGTTCCGTCAACTATCACCTCTACGCCGCAGACAGGTCCTCGCCTTCCACGATGCACGTTGAGCTCCCCCTCCAAACCTCTGGCACCTTTGTTAAGTGGTATGTTGAGACTCCCTCCCCGCTCGTTGTCTCCGTCCCGTATACACACACCCACGGATACAATCGTAAGTCGTACATTCTGCCTGCCGTCAATGTCTTCCACAACGCCGGACTCGCTTCTGTGACGTTTTCCGTCTATGTGTCGTACGGCGACGATTTGTCCCTTGGCGGTTTGATCCCCTCTCTCGCATTCGTATAGGTGTCTTTAACTCATCGCATCCACCCAGAGCGCCCTCCGACTCCGTCCCCCATCCCCCCGCCCCCTTTCCATCTCCCTCTTTACTATATGTAGGTCAGCCTGCACTCCGCCCTCTTTTCTTATGGCCCACCTCACCGCATCCTCACTTGTACATATATTGCTATCTAACTGTAATTTCTATTCATTCATTTTTGCCATACATTTTCCCATAAATTCTCAAAAAGACACAAAACATGTAAAAACTAAACCGACACAGAGATCCCCTCTTTGCTTCTCGGCCACAGCTCATCCTGTGTATATCTTAAGAATCTCAATCGTCTGGAAAAAATATTTAGCACTTGGCCCTAAACGACCCCCGCCTGCCGGCCAACAGGCGGTTTTTTACCGCGAACACTCTTCCGCTCCTATAGACACGTTCGCTCGTTCGCATACCGATGTATGCGCCTGTCTTACGCTACCCGGTTATTGTAGAACGTACNAAAAAAAAAAAAAAAAAAAAAAAAAAAAA